TAAGGATTCGGTTACCATCTTGTCTAGAGCTTCTACCATTACACTTTTATCGTGATCGTACTTGGAAGCGAATTCATCACGCATTTCCGCACGAATTGATTCACGTGCTTCATTTAGCTTGGTTTCCCATGCTTCATTAATTGCGTCACGAGTCTCTTCGTTGACTAAACCACTTTCTAGTAAGGGTTTTAAAGCATCAAACATAGACCTTCTCCTATAGTTTCAGTTCGTTGATTAAGCGTTTTACCGCTTCTTTCAGGTACTTTTGTACTTTTTGATCATGTACGGCATCTCCTGCCATCTCGAGAGCTTTATGACCACCGCGCATATTAAGCAAACTTTCATAGATTGCTTTTGGATACGCATGTGGAGCACTTGGTTGTGCTACAATGTCTACTGTAACAATTTCAAAGTTACTGACATGTCCTGACGATTCGCTTACGTCACCTGATCCACGTGAACTAACACCTAGTTTGACACGTGCATCAAGCATGCTCTTTACTAATTCACCCATTGGTGTGGGTAAAACTTTTAGTTTACCATGACCGCATGGTCCATCCATCCACATTTCTGTGATCATGTGTGAAACACGGTCTAGGTTAATCTTTAAGTCGTCTGGGTGATCAACTTCACCGAGGACGCTATACCCGCCTTTGATCTGCTCATTAATATTTGATACGGCTTCTTCGATTTCATTGACGGGATATACACGTTGGTTAGCGTTCTTTACGCCACCTTCGATGAAAATACCCTTCATATAGAGATCTTTACGTCCGTTAGCACCTTCTTCGGCCTCAACGACCATTCCAGCTCTATCGAATGTAAGATTTTCTCTTAGATACAAAGCCATAAGTTGCTCCTATTATTCAGCGGATTTTGGCTTAGGGGCAGAAGCTAGTTTGCTTGCTTTACCACCTGGTACGTTGATGTTGCCTGCGTCATCCTTCTTTGGAGCGGCAGCCTTGCCACCAGTTTCTTCGCCACCAGCAACAATGTTACTTGCGGATCCACCCATGTCATTCTTACCTGCAACAATTGAAGTCTTGTTGTCTGCACCTTCTGTATTGCTTACACCAGCAACTTTTTCTACATATTCACGTAGTTTTGCTAGTTCTGCATCAGCGGCAGCTTCATCAATTTCTTCTTCGTCTTCGTCAAGCTCAACTTCTTCAGCTTCAGCAACTTCTTCGTCGTCTTCTTCAGCTTCAGCTGATTCAACAACTTCTTCTTCGTCGTCTTTTTCTTCAGCTTCAAACTGTACAGCTTCTTCAGCGGCTTCGTGATCGTCCATGTCATGGTCGCCATCGCCATCTGCATCTACTGTGCCCATGATCTTGTCGAATTCTGCTTTTAAATCTTCAATAGCGTCTTCTAGGTCCATTACGTCGCCTTTAGTAGCTGGCTCATCATCGCCACCTTCTTCAGCTTCGTCACCCATTTCAGCATCCATGTCCATGTCCATGTCCATTTCGCCTTCTTCGCTTTCGTCATCCATGTCCATGTCGCCCATGTCCATTTCTTCTTCGTCGTCTTCGCCTAAACCTTCTTCGTCAGCTTCGACATCGTTAGCTAAATCGCCAACTTCATCGTCACTCATTTCTGGAGATTCAGATACTTCGTCATCCATTAAAGATTCATAAATGCTTTTGCTCTTTTCCACAACGATTTGATGGAATAGTTCGCTAGCTTTGCTCTCATCTTCGTTAATGATGAACTCAATTAACTTTTCATATTTGTTCATAAAGGAACTCCTCTCGTGATATTTAAAGGCTTTGCATCTGTTATACCTTTGTAGTGTATTTACAAATATACACACATTATTAGTAATAACGGGGTTTTTTTGACGTCAAAATTAAAAAAAACCGCAAAATTACTTTTGCAGCCTCATTTTCTGTTTGAAAGCTAACACAAAATGTTAGTTGATTACATTGTTATTTATTAAAGTGCAGGTTCGTCGCCACCCTCAGCAGGGGCTTTGTATTGATCTGTTAGTTCTTCTGCTTTCTTCTCATTCTCAAACTTTCTAACATCATTAGCACTACGTAAACGATTTAGATGCTGAAGTGTTAAACGTACTTTACGAGTATCGTTTAATTTCAAAACGCTTTGGTTGTCTTTTTCGTTGTACTGATCTGTTTCAGCTGAGTTAAAAAATTCTGTTAGTAACATAGAAATATTTACCTTAAAGAGGATTTCCAGCGGCGTCTACGCCTGAGTCAGCACCAGTATCTACGGGTGCTTCTGCACCTGCATCAGCGCCTGCATCTACTTCTGCATCATCAGGAACTTCAGCGGCTTCAAGATCGCCTTCAATACCGCCAGGTGTAATGCCAACATTACGCAAACTTGGGTCATCAGTTGCTGAAGTATCAGCTTTGCCTTGTTCTTCTTTCCACATGATTTCGTTTTCAGCAATCTCAGCTTCGCTCATGCCTAGGTAACGTTGCATTAAGAAACGCTTGCTCAAGTATGGAAAACCTTCTAACTGTGTAAATGTTCCAATTCTAGCGGCATCAACATCTGCTTGACGATACTGTGCAAAATTCTGTGGCTCTTCAAACACCAAATCAAAGATTTGACTGTCGATATTAAAGCCTCTCCAACGTAAGAACATCTTAAACTCTGTGTCCAACTTGTCGATAATCATCGATTGTATACGTTTGCAGTACTGATTAAAACGCCATTCTTGAATCAATGCTGTACCAACACGACCGTCTGTGAAACTTTGTGTGCCGTCATCCATGCCAGTTGGCAGATACGAACTAGGTATACGCAAACCACGGAACAGTTTGTTAGTAAAGAAACGTAAATCTGTGATCTCGCCTAAGTTACTACCTCCCGGTAGTGTTTCTACGCTAGACCCTCTGCCATCGGCAGTTTGTGGGAAGAAATAGTCTTCGTTTGTGCTGAGTGGGTTATATGTTGCATCCATCATGTTTATGCCGCCGCCACTTTGTGTTGGAATGCGACGTTGATGCACTTCGTTTTTGACACGGTCAACAAATGCCATAGCCATATGACTGGGCATGTTACCTACGTCAATCTTAAAGATTCTACGTTCTGGCGCACGTTGTACACGATAGATAATAATAGCATCTTCTAGTAGTTCTTTTTGTTTGAAGACTTTAAACACGTTTTCTAATACCGAGTTACCAAATGGCCAGAACATGTCCAAGCCTTCTGTTAAACTTAGATGTACTACGTGTTCTGCATCTAGTACTGCTTCGCTTTGTGCTGTATTAAAACGTGACCCGCTACTATACGGTGAGTTGGGTTGAATATATCCGTTGCCTGAGTTATTAGCACCTGCATTAGGTGTACTAACATACGAATCACTCGAACTAACTGCTGTGGTTGTTAGATTCTCAAAATTTGGATTAAGATCTCTGACAACATACTGCTCTGGCTCTTTGCCTTCTGCTTCGTTTACAATAACTTTAACAACTTTGTTCATCTCAGTCCAATATAACTTGAATGTTTCTGGATCACGCAAGAACACTTGATCGCCATACTTAATAGTATTACGTAGGATCTTAAAGATACGCTGATTGAACTTGTTTAGATTCACCCAATGAATAAGTTGTTCGTTGATAATTTTTACTTCGTTGTCTGTAGGACTATCGTTAAAATGTAGATCAAATGGTGTATTGTTTGATTCGTTCTTTTGTGTACTAAATTCTGCAATAATATCCAAGGCAGCGTTGATTTCACTGTCCATATCCATTTGCTCGTATTGATTATAACGTTCGACTCGATTTGGATGACCAATATAGACCTCAGGCAAATGACTTTGATAGTTTCTAAATGCAGGATCTTGAGGTGAACCGCTGCCACTACCAACAGGACTTAGTAAACCTGCCGTGCTAGTATTTGCGGTTTTAAAATATTTTTTCCAACTCATCGGGTACTTCTTCCAGTTATATTATGTGTATTTATTTTAAACTACAAGCTATTGCGAGCTAAAGTTCTTTGGCTACCAGCAGAATCATCTAATAGAGTAACAACTCGTGTTAACAATTCATTTGTACGTTCCTGCGGGTTCATTCCTGCTAAACGTTCTTGTTCTTTTTTCTTAGCTTCTTCGTTTTTCGCCGCAAGTTCCATATCAGCTTTTTTCTTAGCTTCTTCTTGTTGCTTTGTCATTTCAGCTTGTTTTGCATCTTCGAGAGGTTTGCCTGTTTGTGTAGAAACTGTTTTGGATACAGGTACGCCGCTAGTAGTAGATGTAGGTTGAAGTTGTTTTAATTGATTTTCGTAAAATGCTAAGTCTCTCTTATTCTTCCTGGCTCGCATAGTACGCTGAGGTCCTGATGCAACTTGTTCTTTGAGACTTTCAATTCTACTTTTTAGTTGCTCAATTTTAGCTTGTTTAGGATCAGTTTTAGCTTCCGACGGACTATCTTGCTTTTTAGCTTCTTTTTCAGAACCACCAAACAATCCACCGAAGAAATTACCTACTGCACCGGTTACACTCTTGGCGATCCCGCTTACTTTGTTTTTAATGGCACTTATATCAACTTTTTCTTTAAGTGCTTTAAAGCTATTACTGGCGAAGTCGCCGATAGTATCAAAACCTTCACTAATAGTTTTTTGATCAACAAGTCCAAATGTTAGTCCACTAAGAGCTCCTGCAAATCCTTCTTTAACTGCTGAACCAATCTTACCAGACTTTTTGTATTCCTCAATACCAGCAGTCATACCATCAAAGATACCCATAGCGGCTGTAACCGCAAGTCCGACACCAGGTATAAACTTAGCCGCGCCGGCTGCGGCTTTCAATCCGCCTTTAAGCAATGCACCACTTGCAGGTCCTGCGGCTTTAGCCGCACCACCTATCATTTTGCTTGCTCCTCCGGCACCTTTAGATAACATTCCACCTAGTTTACCAATTAGCCCACCTTTACCACCACCAAGTAATTTACCAAACGTATTAATTGCTCCTTTGAAACTACCAGGCATCAATGTCATTACACCAATTAAAGTAGTCATGGTAGCTACTACAGTCATCATAGTTTTATTCAACTCTATAGAACTTTTTACATCTTCAGGAGTCATTGTTTGAAATTTTTTAATTTTGTCTTGTAGACCTTTAAGATCATCTATTAGTGCATTTGTAACATTACCAAAACTCTTAGCAAGAGGAGCCATTATTTCTTGTTGTTTGACCAGTGCTTCATTGTACTTGATCATGTTGCTTATTTGTACGTTTGTTTCACTTGTTGGATCTTTGGCTTCGTCTTTTTGCCCTTCTATATTTTTACGGGCATTGTCTAATGCACTTTTTGTTTGCTTATAAGTGTCATCTAAGATACCAACCATTGCACCAGCAACATCTTTTGTTAGCCCGCTTGCGCCTGCCATAGCTGCCGCACCAATATCAGGACCGCGAGCAATAATTTCTTTGCGTATCTGATCTGCTGTTTGTGCTTGAATATCAGCAACTTTTTCTACGTTTAATGTTCCTTGATTGAAAGAAGTAGCAAAATTATTAATTCTTTCAGTAAATCCTTTACTTGTCGATGCAAATACTGCCGCATCTTTACTAATGATTTGACCGTATACTACTTTCTCTCTGAATGCTTTAGCTTCGATAGCACTCATTTTAGCAGTTGCTTGCTCAATCATAGTAGCTTGTTCTGGGCCTAACTGAGCTAGTTTTGCACGGAATGCTAGTTCGTTGTTTGCTTCCTTAGCCGCTGCCATGCGTTTACGTGCATCGTCACCTGTTAAAGCACTAATTAACTTTAAGTTACCTGCATAGTCTGACGTAGCTTGTGCAATGGCGGCTTCATCGCCTGGACCTATTTCGCCACCTCGACGCATATTGGCCATGGTTTCTGCCATGAGTTCGCCTTGTTCTTCAAAGCTATAACCTAGTGCTAGCATGTCACGCTTCATATCGGTGCCGCCAGCCTTCATAGCACCACCCATAAGTTTAACAGCTTCTGTAACACCTAAGCCAGAATCGGCAAAGTCTTTACTACTCTTTTGAACAATACGGCTGTATTGTTCCATGGTTAAACCAGACCCCAAGGCAGCGTTTCTCATTGCTTCAACACCACCAGCAAACATAGCACCTGATTGAGTTAGATTATTAAACATGTCAACTTGTCGCTTGTATGCAACTTTAGACATATCAATCATTTCTCTTGCTAGTGCGGCAGTGCCTCCAACAAGCATTTCAATTATTGGTGCTAGCAATGTCATTGCAACGCCAACTTTACCAGCTTTACCTCCGAGGTTTGACATTGCTTGACCAGCTTCTGCCATTCCTTTAGTAACAACCTTCATGCTCTTTTCAAAGGTGTCTACATAGAGATTCATCATATTCGCGCCGGCATCGGCAGCGTCTGATCCGTCTGTTAGACCTTTTGCAACATTAAACAGTCCAGGAACAACAGTTCCAGAAATAACTTTACTAAAGCCAATCATCGCATTACCAGTTAATGCAATGTTAGTTCTGTATATCGCTTGGGCTCTAACATTCTGTTTGCCAGCTTCGAGCTCTGCTAAATTTTGAATAGTTCCTTCTTCAGCTGACTTTGCCATGCCTTCCATAGCATCATCTAAATCTTTGAAACCTTCTGAGATAATTTGTGTGTTTAACCCTTGACCTTCAGTAATACGCCTATACGCATCTAAACCTTTGTTAGCTTTAGACAGGTTAGCTGACATACTATTCAAGGCAGAAGATGCAGATTTAAAATTCTCTAGGTCTTTTTCACCAAAACTAGTAGTTCGTGCACCACTACCGCCTGCGCCGACACTTGGCCCAACGCCAGACGCTGAAAGACGAGATCCTTCAAGGATAGCGTCTGTTAACGCACGTTTAAATTCTTCTACGCTTAGATTATCCAAACCAGCCATTTAGTCTTTTTTCCTTAAACGGTCATATTTCGGGCTATAAATACAAGTATAGTGCCAATTATCTAATTGTATTTATAGGATCTAAAAACCATGGAAAATTCAAACGAAAATAACCAGATGCCGCCGGGAATGCCACAAATCGATGGCCCTATGCCTGGAGCACCACAACCAATGCAACCTGGACAGAATCCACTTATGGGGCATTTTCGCATGCCCAAGATTCATTTGTCCTTACCTAGCCAAGGTCGTTGGTGGAAATCTGGTGCATTAGAGTTACCAGTAACTGGTGAAATTCCAATTTTTGCAATGAGTGCAAAGGATGAGATTTTATTGAGAACTCCAGACGGATTAATGAACGGCGAAGCTGTAAGATCAGTAATAGAGCATTGTTGCCCAAGTATTAAAGATG